TTTAATTAGACCTATTACCAAAGATGAGCCACTACCATATGGTTGGAAGGTAATGGACAACTCTGAATTAGCTGGATATGCCATTCATCCAGATTTAGAACCACACTTAAGGTTTGTATTTGATTCAGATCCTGGAGACTTGATGAAAGCATTTGGTTCTATCTCTCAGTTTGTTAAACGAATGAACGTTATTGGTTCTTTCTTTCATGCTAAGTCTTTGATGGAAGTTCAGTCTAGTGCCAACATACCCATTTGGTCACCTATTAAAGAATCTATTGTTCTTCCTTTGGTAGAAAAAGGAGTTAAAGCTGTTACTGGTAAAGATATACAACTGTCTGCTATTAGTAAAGCTGTAGATGAATTTAAAAAGGGTGGTGTTGGTTCTAGTGTTGACAAGTGGATTAGAGAAGATGGTCTTCAATTGGGTGTACCAGAAGATGTGACTCAAGGAATACTTACGGCTACAGGTAAGTTTGCTGATACTTTAATCGGTAAGTTTGGACCTAAGACTAGGGTGTTAGAGAAGTCTCTTAGTACTGTTGAGAAATATACTTTGGGATACTTTGATAAATACACTTGGGATTATTTACACACAGGCATTAAGTTGTCAACTGCTGAAGCTTATTTAGATAAAGCTCGTATGCAAGCTTCTAAAGAAGGTAAACCATTTGATGAGTCAGCTACTCGTAAAGAAATAGCTAAGTATTTAAATGAAGCTGCTGGTGGTCTTAATTGGTATCAAACAGCTTTAGATTCTAGAACAGACTTTGGTAAACGTGTTGCTCTTGCTGCTTATAGTCCTGCTGGTCGTAGAGCACTTCAAATAGCTCTATTTGCTCCAGACTGGACTATATCTACTGTACGTGCTTTTAGTTCTGCTCTACCTAAAGATCTTAATCCAACTACATGGCATCCAGTAGAAGGCATTAAAGGTTTAGCAGTTCCTACAACTAAAGGAGACTATGCTAGGTTGTATCAGTTTAAAACAGCATTAACATACTTTACTTTATTAAATGCTATTAATATGATGACAGCTAATAGACCTATATGGGAGAACAAAGATCCTACTCGTATAGAGTTTCCAGATGGTACGTCTATGCAAGCTATGAAACATGCTATGGAACCTTACCATTGGATTTCTGATCCAGATAAAACTCTTTCTAATAAGCTAGGTTTTTTACCTAAAGCTGCTATTGTTGGTATAGGTGGTTTAGAGTACGCTAGTCCTAATGCTCCTAAACTTGTTGATAGAAGTGCTTTAAGTAGATTGGGTGCTGTTGCTAAAGGTATGGCTCCTTTCCAAGTACAAGCTGCTAGTAGTGCTCCTGAAGGTGAAGGTCTTAGCCGTGCGTTACTAGGAACAGCAGGATTCCCTGTGTATGGTGGTAGTGCTGAACAAAAGAAAGCTCAACGTACTGAACGTGAACTTGCTACTAAAGAACAAGCTTGGAACTATAGAGACAAAGAAATTAAAGCTGGTCGTATGGAGTGGACTCCTAAACACGACAAAGAAAAAGAACGGTTAGATAAACGTAGAGAAAAACTCGAACAAAGTAAATAATTATGAAACTTCTAATCATTGACCAATTTGATTGTGGATTTGCTATGGACTTGGCTATCAAGTCTGCTGCTTACGGACACGATGTACGTGTGTATATGCGTAATAATTTTGATGGTACTCGCTGTGAAAACGGTGATGGTATGGATTGCTTTAAGAAAGTACCTGATTGGGAACCCAGTATGGACTGGGCTGATCTTATATTTGTTACTGATAACAGTAGGTACATACAACGTATAGAACCTTATAGACGTAAAGGATACCCTATCTACGGCTGCAACGTAGAAGGTGCTAGATGGGAACAAGATAGAGAATACGGGTCAGCTATATTTGAAAGAGCTGGTATTGCCACTATTCCTATGCAAAAGTTTAAGAAGTATGATGATGCTATAGCACTTGTACTTGCTAATAAAAACAAACGCTATGTATCTAAACCTGTTGGTGATGGAGATAAAGCTCTTAGCTATTGCTCTAAAGACTGGCGTGATATGGTCTTTATGCTTAACAAATGGAAGAAAAGCAATGCTTACGATGGTGAGTTTGTTCTACAAGAGTTCCATAAAGGCTGTGAGATGGCTGTTGGTGGATGGTTTGGTTTAGGTGGATTCTCTAAACACATTCTTGAAAACTGGGAGTTTAAAAAGCTAATGTCTGGAGATCATGGTCCTGCTACTGGTGAGCAAGGTACTGTCATGAGATATACCCAGAAGAGTTTGTTAGCTGAAAAAGTCTTATTACCTTTAGAAGGTTTTTTACATGGTATAGGCTACAGCGGTTATATAGATGTTAACTGTATTATTGATGATAAGGGTAATCCCTGGCCCCTAGAGTTTACTACTCGTCCTGGATGGCCTCTATTCCAGATTCAACAAGCTCTACATACAGGATGCCCTATTGGTTGGATGCTTGACTCTTTAAATGGTAAAGACACTCTTAAAGTTAAAGAAGGTATAGCTTGTGGTATTGTTGTATCTCAACCCGACTACCCTTACAACAACGTTAAAAAGAAAGAGAATACAGGCTACCCTATCTTTGATTTAACAATGGAAGATGCTACTAGTAACATCCATTTGTCAGAAGTTAAGATGGGTTTTGGACCAGGTAAAGACGGTAGAAACACAGAGCCTTGTATAGTTACGGCTGGTAGTTATGTAATGACTGTTTCTGGTGTAGGTAAAACTGTTCACGATGCTAAATGTGATGCTTATGATACTTACAAAAAGAAAGTCTGTATGATTAACTCTCCTATGGTCAGAGATGATATAGGAGAAAAGCTAGAAGAAATGCTTCCATTACTTCAAAAGAATGGTTACTGTAAAGACGTTAAATACAAATAAGTATTATGGCTACTAATGTAAACATTCCAATTCCACAGAATCCTATAGGGGAGAATTACCCCTGGAGAGATTGGTTTCAAAAGCTTAGTAACAAAGTATATGGTTCTTTAGCCAGTCAAAATTCTAATGGAGTCACTATAACAGGGGGAACTATTGATGGCACTTCTATTGGTTCTACTACTCCTTCTACTGGTAGTTTTACAAGTTTAAAGTTAGGTTCTCCTTTAAAAATAGGATATGGTGGAACCAATGGTTTTGCTGCACCTACTGCTGGTGCTGTAGCTTATGGCAATGGTGGTGCTTACGCTTTTACTGCTGTAGGTACTACTGGTCAATTCCTAACTTCAAATGGAGGTGCTGCTCCTACATGGACAACTATAACGTTTCAAAGTACGGCTGCTCCTGTTACTGTTACTACAGCTACCTACACTGTAGGAGCTACTGATTTATGGATTATTAATAATTACGCTAGTGGTACTACAACACTTACTCTTCCAACAGCTTCTAGTTATTCAGGCAGAGTCTTGTATATACAAAACTATAAAACCAATACTGTTGTATCTTCTGGCAGCAATGTTATTCCTCTTGTGGGGGGTAGTGCTAATACTGCTATTCTTAATGCTATTGCTGGTGATACAGCTACTTTAGTTTCTAATGGTACAAACTGGGTAATGACCCAATATGTTCCTAATAACATACTATTACAAGGATAATGTGATGTGGACCCTTTTACCCTTATTGCTGCTGCTAATCTTGCTTTTAAAGGCATTAAAGACCTCTGTAGTATGTACCAAGAAGGAAAAGCAGTCATCAAAGATATTCAAAAGACTGCAAAGGAGGTTCAAGCAATTGGTAATGAGGTTAAGGGAATATTTGGGTGGATTAGTAGTTTATTTTCGTCAGATAAACCTAATGAAGTGGTTCAAGAAACCGAACAAATAGTTTCTAAGAAAAAACAAAAACAAGAACCTATTACCAAAGCTGAACTGTATCAACAGTTTGCTAAGAATCTAACTGCTTTCTTTAAAGCGTATAACGAATTAAAATCTTATATTGTTCAAGAAGAAGAAAAATCTAAGAATGAATATGATCCAACAGGATCAGTAGCTGAAAAAGCTATTCAAAGGGTTTTAGCAATGAGTCAAATGGAAGCTATGTCTGTAGAACTAAGAGAATATATGATCTACCACGTACCTGAAGATCTTCGGGATGAGCTTGGTGCTTTGTATTCTAAGATCAACAATATGTTAGGAACTATTGCTAATGAACAAGAAATGGCTAGAAAGAACATGCTTCGTAAAAAAGGAAAAGAAGCATGGAAACAAAAACAATTAGAAGATAAAGTCTGGTTTAGAACAGCTTCTACAATAGCAGTGCTATTTGTATCAACATATTTTGCGGGTTTAATGTGGGCAATAGATCGGATGACACATGGGGGTATGTAATTGCTATTATTTGTCTAGCAGTTATTTTTGTTATTGCTCTTCCAGTATTAGGTTTTATGTACATGGATATGAAGACAGAACGAATGTTAATGGAATCTAATGTTCGTAAAATTGAAAAGCTTAAAAAAGAATTTGAACTAGAAAAAGAAAGAAAGAATGAAAAAGAATGAAATATTTAGTTCTACTTTTATTGTTGGTTAGTTGTGAAGATAGGTACAGATACCCCTGTCAAGATCCCAATAACTTCAACAAACCTGAATGCCAAAAACCTATGTGTGAGTTTACTCAGACTTGTCCAGAATATCTTATAGCACCTGTATTGGAGAAAAAGATTGAAGTTGAACGAAAACAAACATCTAAGTGCAGATGAAATAGAAGTCCGTATATGGGCCTTTGTTGTTACTATGGTCACTT